CAGCCCCACCCCACGGGGGAACGGTGGGGGGGCAGGTAGTTTTAAGTGCGAAAAATGCCGAAAAAAGTGGTTTTTGCGCACCATTAATGGTACACTAACGGAAGATGCACGAGGTCAGGCGGTAGATGCATGAGCTATCACAACCTAGAGCCATGGCAGCGGGCGGTTTACGGTCACGATGGGTGGGAACCGATACGCCAACTCGTGTACGAACGGCAGCACGGCATGTGCGCGGACTGTGGGAAGCCGCTGCTGCTGCACGGCGCGAAAGACGAGCGCAAAAGCATCATGGAGGTGCATCACACGACCCCGCTCACGCCCGATAACCACGATGACCCCGAGGTGGCGTTCTCGGTGGGGATGCTCGCGGGGTTGTGCCACGGATGCCATGAAGCGCGCCATGGCAGGCTCGGCACGTACGCCAAGCCGCCGCCCAAGAGCAGGCGCGGGGTCTGGTTCGATTCTGATGGTATGCCGCACATGGAGGAAGATTGATGGGAGAGGTTCTATTCGTATCAGCCGTGCCGTTGGGCAGGTGCAAGAGCACGACCCGAATATGGGACATGTACGACGGCCCCAAGACGTTCAGATGCGGCGTCGAGAGGATGTGCTCTGCCGAGCGCGACGGCTTCTCGGTCGTGGTATGCGACTCGCTGCCGAGGGTCATCGAGGACAAGGACAAGGCCGTATCGGTGAATCTCGGGCACGGGCTCACGGGCGGCAAGCGCTACGGGCTCGACGAGGGCGTGCATCCATGGGTGGACCGCAGGGCGCTCGGACAGATCGACTACGCCATCGCAACATCCGAAGCGGGCATCCCGATCGTCGCGGGGCAGCTCGGCATATCGGTCGATAACGTGCTGCCGCTCGGCATGGCGCGAACGGACGCCTATTTCGAACCTATGCCCGAGAAGCCGAAAGGGCGCATATACCTCTACTGTCCGACGTTCAGGGGACTCGGAGACAAGGGCCATCTGCCGCGCATCGACTGGGCGAAGGTCGACGGGCTGCTCGAAGATGACGAGACGCTTGTGGTTAAGCGCCATCACTTGACGCAAGGCTCGTTGACGCACGGCGATTTCAAGCACATTTCAGAGTTCCCGCCCGCTACGCCGACCGAGCTGTTCCTGCTCGGATGCGATGTGCTCATCACCGACTATAGCTCGACGATGTTCGACGCGATGCTGCTCGGCAAGCCCGTCGTATTGGTGGTAGACGATATGCGCGAGTACCTTGCCGGACGCGGCATGTACTACGAGTTTCCAGACTTCTACAGTCCGCGCTGGCTCGGCGTTGAGGGCCAAGAGGAACTTCTGGTGCTTACCCTAAGAGACGCAGCCGAGAAGGGCGTGACGGATGTTGAGCGCAAGTGCCTCGAAGCCGTCGCGGGTGCCTGCGACGGGCATTCGACCGAGAGGATATGCGAGCTGATAAGGAGCCTTGCATGAGTGGAAACGCCGAAGGCAAAATGAAGTGCCCTTTGCGCATGAGGTCATTCGACCAGCCAGACACGTGCGACGAACGCTGCGCATGGCTGGTGCGGCTGGCAGAAACGTTCGGTGAGCCGAAAAAGACGTACCTTGTCTGTGCCATGGCGGCAGATACATCCGACCACACCATTGTGAAGAGTCCCGCGAACTGGATAGAGGAAAGGTGATCGCTAGATGGGTAATGTCAGAAGAATAACCGTAGAGGTTAGGCCCACCGTCACGTTGGAGAGCGCTGTCGCGTGCGTGATGATGCTCAACATGTTCCTGCAAGACAACGAGGATTACGACCTCCAATGCGTGAACAGGGGCGACGGGTTCAAGTGGGAGCTTACAGACGATGTGAAGCCGAGGCTGCAAACCGCAAAGCCGTCGAACGCGATAGAGCTAACAGACGAAGAGAAGGAACTGTTGGAAAGCATGCCGGCGTTGAGGAAGCTGGCGGCGATTGCAGGATTGGAGGCCGAATGAGCAAGGATACCTACAGCATAGGCGCGATTAAGGAAACGGAGCGATACAAGGCCGTTGTAGACAGCGGCAAATACGATTGTGCGGACCCTCTTATCGCGGAGTTGGTCTGCAACATGTGCTGGTCGTACGACCGAGCCGAGGAATGCAGGCGCATCCTCGACGAGCAGGGCATCATGGTCGACGGCTTGCACGGCAAGAAGCAGAACCCCATGCAGGGCAGCTACAAGGCTTATCTGCAAACGGCTGGCATCACATTGCAGCAGCTAAAGGCGCTCGGTGCCGAGAAGCCGAGGGAAGAAGCCGACCCGCTGGCCGATTTCAACGCATAGGAGCAACCATGGGTGTTCCGATTTCGCAGAAAGAAGCAAAAGACCTGTTCGACGTGCCAGAGGTCTACATGTACGTGTGCGACGGCAAGAAGGAATGCGGCAAGCCGAGCTGCACCGACTACTCGCGCAACGATTGCTGCCATCACACCGAGGACAAGTCGCATGCGCTTTACCACGTGCATTGCATAACGGCATTCGAGCGGCATCCCGCCGTGTCGGGCGACCGTGCGGCCATCGTATGCGTGGAGCCGATACGTGGATAATTCCGATGAGACAACTGCGGAGCGTTACGTTCGGGACGTGCTCGAAGGACGCATCATCGCCTGCAAGAAGCTGATCCAGCTCTGCGAGATGCTTGAACCGCGCTTCACCGATGGGTATAAGCGGTGGCGCTACGACCGCGACAAAGCGCGTAGGCCCGTCAAGTTCATAGAGCAGTTCTGCTGTGTGCCATCGGGGCGCAAGTACGGCAAGCCGATGATGCTCGAGCCTTACGAGAAGTTCATCATCGAAACCGCCTACGGGTTCGTCGATGATGATGTGGTACGGCAATTCAACGAGGTGTTCTGGTGGGTAGCCAAGAAGAACGGCAAGACGAGCCTTATCGCCGCCATCGCCCATTACATGATGACCTCAGACGGCGAGGGCAAGCCTGAAATCTACTGCATAGCGTCAAACGAGCCGCAAGCGGGGCTGTGCTACGGCGGAGTGGACACCATGCGCAGGCAATCCCCAGCGCTCGCTAAGTGGGAGCGCACGGGAGAGGTCAAGGACCGCAAGAAGCAGGGCATAGTGTGCGACAAGACCAACGGCTACGTGGTGACGCTCTCGGGAAGTCCAAAGTCGCTCGACGGCCCGAACCCGCATCTTGTAATCGCCGACGAGATAGCAGCGTGGGACGATAGAGGCCCCTACGACCAGATGCGCTTGGCGCTCACGCGCTCGCAGCCGATGATGTGGGAGCTTACCACCGCGAATTTCGTGCGCAACTCGATAGGCGATGCGCAGTACGACTACGCGAAGCGCATCCTCGACGGCGAGGTAGAGGACGACCGCTTCCTGCCCGTGATCTACGAACAGGATGATGCGGACGAATGGCTGAAGCCTGAAACATGGATGAAGAGCAACCCGGGCCTAGGGACGGTAAAACCGCTTGACAAACTGCAACCGCTTGTGGAGAAGGCAAAGAACGACCCAGCACAGCGCCCCGCCGTGCTCGTCAAGCATTTCAACATCCCGCAGAACCAATCTACATCGTGGCTCACGTACGCTGAGTGCGGGTCCGATAAGAAGGTCGATATGTCAACGCTGGGGTTGAAGTACGGCATCGCAGGCTTCGATGCATCGGATTCGGTCGACCTATCGGCGGCGCAGTTCCTATTCATGCGCGGAGAGCGCTACGAGGACGGAACGCTGGTCGATGACACAATCTACGAGCGCAGCATGTACTGGATTCCAGAGGACCAGCTCACCCCGAGGGAGGACGCTGGCTTCTCCAAGGAGCGCGACAACGTTCCCTATAGGCTCTGGGAGTCGCAGGGGCTTTTGAGGGTGGTGCCCGGAAACCACATCCCAAAGTCGGTGTTCCTCGAATGGCTGCAAGAGCTGAAGAAGGAACGGCTGTACTGCTTCGCGTGCGGATTCGACCCGTGGCACATGGACGATTCGACCGTGAAGAACCTCGAATTGTTCGTCGGTGAGAGCAGGTGCCGCAAGGTGCGGCAGGGTGTGCAGACGCTATCCGACCCCATGAAGCGCCTTAAAGCGGACTACGCGAGGGGCAGAATAGTAGATAACGGCCATCCAATAAACCGCTGGTGTCGTATGAACGTTCAGGTGAAAACCGACGTGAATCAGAACATACAGCCAGATAAGCGGAACAACAACCCTGCGAACAGGATCGACGGTTTCATGGCCGAGCTGGACGCCTACGTGACGCTTCTAGACTACTACGACGATTATATGCAGATGGTAACGAGCACGTGGAAAGGCTAAGAGCCTGATAATCTGTCATTATTGCCGTCCATTCAGGCGGCTTTTTTCGTTTAAGCGCGCTGAAAAGCACTTTTCCTTTACACTCCCGTGCCTGTCTGTACCGTTTTTGGGATATGAACATTCTGAAAGACCATGCAAACCGTCAGACGGGGGCGCTTTGGGATTCATTCAAACCATAAAGGGCGCGTTCGGACGCAAGCGCGAGGGCAGGGCGTTCTCGACGTTCACCGAATACACGCCGTCATACACGACCTGGAACGGATCGCTCTACGAGCAAGAGCTGATGAGGGCATGCGTGCATTCGTTCGCGAATGCCTGCTCGAAGCTCGAACCACATTACGAGGGACCGATACAGCAGGTCGAACAGCTCTTCCGCACATGGCCCAACGAGCACATGACGTGGAGCCGCTTCCTGTACCGCTTGGCGACCATCTACGAGGTCGATTGCACGGCGTTCGTGATACGCCTGCATGACGCGCAGGGGCGCACCACGGGACTGTGGCCGCTCAAATGCAACAACGCCGAGGCGATAGATGTCGGCGGCGATCTGTGGTTCAAGTTCAACATGCCCGTGGGCGACCCGCTCGCATACCCGGCAAAGGACGTATGCGTGCTCTCGAAGTACCAATACGTATCCGACTTATTCGGCACTCCCAACAAGCTCGGGGACATGCTCTCGCTGCTCAACGCGCAGGCCGACGCCGAGCGCACGGCGATAGCCATAGGCAGCAAGATCATGTTCATCGGGCGCATGGTGGGCCAGGTGGACGAAGAGGACATGGAGGCGAAGAAGAAGCGCTTCGCCGAGCAGAACCTCGGGCCGTCCAACTCCACGGGCATGCTCACCTACGACCAGACGTGGGATAGCGTCACACCCGTTGCGCACAACGCTTACACCATCGACTCCGTTGAGATGCAGCGCATCGACGATCACGTTTTCAACTACTTCGGCACGAACAAGCGCATCCTTCAGAACGATTGCACGGAAGAAATCTGGGACAGTTACTACGAGGGAAAAGTCGAGACTTGGGCAATCCAGCTTTCAGAGGGATTGAACAAGATGATGTTCTCTACCCGCGCCATGCTCACCAACAGCATCAGCTTCACCGCCAACCGCATGCAGTTCATGAGTGCCGCATCGAAGCGCAACATGGTGCGCGACATGACCGACCGTAGGCTCATGACCATCAACGAGGGCCGTCAAATTCTGGGGCTCCCGTCTGTTCCGGGCGGCGATGTGTTCGTGAACCGTGGCGAGTACATGGTGCTCGACCTGCAAGGCAACGTCATTTACACGAGCGGCGGCAATCTCGCCACCGCCCTGCCTCCGTCCGACATAGAGGACAAGCCCATGTTCGATTTGGGCGGCGACGACGACATATACAACGACGTTGACGGCAAATACGAGGATGACAAGGACGAGGGGTGACGATGGCTATTCGCGTTGTGACAGGCCCACCGTGCGCAGGCAAGTCCACCTACGTCCAGGAGAACCGCAAGGACAAGGATGTGGTCGTCGACTATGACCTCATCGCGCAGGCGTTGGGCAGCACGGCGGCGCATGGCAGCGATGGCGCGATACGCACATGCGCGCTTTCGGCGCGAGACCGCGTGACCGATCTGTGCATCGAACGCGATTTCGATTCATGGGTTATCAGAACCGAACTCGATTCCGACGATGCCGAGTTGTTCAGGCTCGTAGGAGCCGAGTTCATCGAGGTGGACCCAGGCGAAGAAGAATGCATCGCGCGCGCAAAGGCCGATGGGCGACCCGATGATTGCATAGAAGCCATCCGCGCATGGTACGCCAAGCACGGCAAAGACAAGGAGAGAGCAATGCCAGCAAAACCGCAGGAACGCGAATACCGCATGATGAGCACGCCGTTTGTTGTACCCGTCATGGAATTCGAGGTGGACGAAGAGGGCAATGAAAAGCCGCAGAACCGCTTCAACAGCGAGAAGTTCGTCGAGGGCTACGCCACCACGTTCGAGGACCCCTACGTGCTCTGGCAGGAGCCAGACTGGACCGACGAGCGCGGCGAGGTCCACCGTGGCTGGAAGTACGTCGAGGTAATGCACAAGGGCTGCATGGAGGGCGCAGACACGTCAGACGTGATATTCCTCTTCGACCACGAGGGGCACCCGTACGCCCGCAACCGCAACGACACGCTCTACATCGAGCCGCAGGCGCACGGGCTTTACGTCGCCGCCGACCTTTCGAGGACTGAACCGGCGGGCTGGATGTACGACGAGATCAACGAGGGCATGGTGGACCGCATGAGCTGGGCTTTCACCATCGCCGAGGAAGAGGTGGAGGACGACGAGGCCAACAGGACCACGACGTTCCACATCCGCCGCATCAAGAAGGTTTTCGATGTCTCGGCAGTCAGTCGGCCGGCTGACCCGAACACGGAGATAAGCGCGAGGCGCGTCATCGACGGAGTGATCGAGGAGCGCAAGCTGCGGGAGGCGCAGCAAGCCAAGCGGGAACTTGACCGCAGGCGCAGGGAGATTGCGCTGCGTGCCAAGGCAATGAAGTTCGAATAGAGGAAAGGAAAGCTCATGGAGTTCACCGCAATGGATGCGCTTGCTTACCGCTCACTTGGTGCGGACGAGTATGCGCAGCGCCGCTCCGAGGTCATCGGGCTCGCGAAGGAGCTGCCCGAGGACGCGACCATCGAGCAGGCCGAGGCAATCGATGCCGAACTCGGCGTTATCGACGTTGAGGATGAGCGTCGCGGCAAGCTCGCTGATATCGAGCAGCGCAACATGGAGAAGGTCATCGATGGAGCGGTTAAGCCCGTTGAGACCGTGGAAGTAAAGGAGGGCGGCATGGAACGTGCAGCCAGCTTGGGCGAGCATTTCGTCCAATTCCGCAAGGAAAACAAGAGTGCGGACAACCGCTACATCGCTACGCCGTACCAGGTGCGCACGGCTGGCGACCCGACGCCTTCGACCGGCGTTGTGGCTACGCAGTTCGACAAGGAGGTTGTGCGCCGCGTCGCAGCGCCGCTTACCGTCCTTGACCTGTTCCCGCGCAAGACCATCACCGAGCCCGTCTACAACTGGACGGTGTTCAAGCAGGTCACAGGCTCGGCAGGCACCACGTCTGAGGGCAGCACCAAGAACAAGCTCACCTTCGCGTACGAGCAGAAGTCCGCGACCTTGCAGAAGATCACGGGCCTTATCAAGATGACCGAAGAGCTGTTCTGGGATGCACCGTACGTCGCCGACGCCATCAATACAGACCTGGTTGATGAGTTGAACGCCAACCGTCAATACCAGGCGCTCGCGTCGCTGCTCGATGCAAGCGGCATCGCCACCGATACCATCAGCTACGAGAAGGCCATCGACCTGCTCGACGGCATCATCGACGCAGCGGCCGACATTGAGGACGAGACGCACATCGCTCCGAACGCTGTCATCGTGACGCCCGCCATCTGGAAGGTCATCCGCAAGGCCAAGAACACCCTCGACGAGTACATGGCTGGCAACCCGTTCGCCGCGCAGCGCTACAGCGCGCTATTCGAGATGCAGTTCGTCAAGAGCGCCGACCTGTCATCCGACCACATCGTAATCGGCGCGTTCGAGAACCGCGCAGTTGAACTCGTGAGCAAGGCAGACGGCGTTCGCGTCGAATCCACGAACAGCAACGATGTGGACTTCGAGAAGAATCTCATCTCCGTCCGCGCCGAGGCCCGCGAGATCGTCGCCGTCAAGCGCCCCGCTTGCTTCTGCGATATCACGGTGAGCGCTTCTGGCGCTACGGGTGCGACCAGCTAAGAGCCTTACAGGAGCCGATGACTGATGAAGCACGCGGTCTACAGCGGAACACGCAATCTGTACGCCGATATGGTGACGGCGGCGAAGTCGCTTGTCGCCAACAGCTCGGTCGGCAAGGTGCATTTCCTCATCGAAGATGAGAAGTTCCCGTTGGAGCTGCCCGATATCGTCGAATGCCATGACGTGAGCGGCCAGACTTGGTTCACGAAAAACGGGCCGAACATGAAGAGCAAGTTTTCCTATATGGCGCTGCTGAGGGTCTGCTACACGAAGCTGTTGCCCGATGTGGACATGGTATTGCAGCTCGACGTGGACACGGTATGCGTCGACGATATCGATGGCATCTGGGACACGCCGCTTTGCGGCAAATGGTGCGCCATGTGCCTCGAAACGCTGGGTACGTTCAAGCCGTACGGTCCGCGCTACTACAACGCGGGCGTCGCTCTGATGGACTTGGCGCAGATGCGCAAAGAAGAGGCGGATGATAAGCTCATTAGATTCCTCAACACGCGCAATGTTCCGTACGTTGACCAGGATGCGTTCAACTTCTTCCATAGCATCGCCGACATGGAGCCGCGCTATAACGAGTGCTTTGTCACCGGGTACTCCGAAGAGCCTGCGATCGTCCATTTCGCAGGGATCCGCGACTGGCAGACGAGCAACAGGGCCGCACGCCGCGAATACTTGAAGAAGTACCGCGAGATGGATTGGGAAGAGGCAATGGCGCTCCATCGCATCGAAGGCGGTGATGAGGCATGACGCGCATCCTGATCGCGGTCCCGACGTTCGAGAACATAACGCCCGACACGTTCAAGGCGATATGGGACATGGACAAGGGCGGGCACGAGGTCGACTGGGATTTCGTGCGCGGCTACGACTGTGCCACGGCACGCAACCGCATCGCACAGAAGGCCCTCGACGGCGGCTACGACCGTCTGCTCATGGTGGACAACGATGTGACGCCGCCGAGGGATGCGCTCGTGAACCTGTTATCGCATGATGTGGATTGCGTTAGTGGGTACTACCTGCATCGCAACGCCGACAACGAGCCGAGCGACCGCACGTGCGCATGCAGGCTGCTCGACGATAAGGGCCATGCCTATTTCAACTACCCGATGGAAAGCGAGTACACGAGATTCGAGCTTGCCGAGATGCGCGAGCGCGGCGAGTACCTTGTCGAGATACACGGCGGCGGGATGGGCTGCATCATGGTCAAGACCGACGTGTTCAACAGGGTTAGATACCCGTGGTTCGACTGGGTGAACTACAAGGACGGACACAGGGGGATGCTCTCGGAGGATTTGTATTTCTGCGAGGGGATGCGCAAGAAGGGAATCCCGCGCCATGTGGACACCCGCGTGGCATGCGGGCACCTGTTCAGGAAGATAGAGGAGGCCATTTAGATGCTTCGAGTCTACAAACTGCCCAACGGCAGGACGTATCGGTTCGAGGAGGGCGACCAGCCCGCCGATGCCGTACTGGTCGAGCGCGCCGCAGATGCGCCCGAGACGCCCGAGAAAAGGGCATCGAAGGTTGCTTCGCGCAAGCGCACGCCCAGGAAGGCCAAGGAGGTCTAGGACATGGCCCTGCTCGATGAAGTGAGGACAGCGCTGCGCGTGAGCACCACCCTGACCGATGGCGAGATAGGAACTTACATCGGCACGGCGTTGTTCGCGATGCAGAACTCGGGCGTCAACCCCGAGTTCCTTGCCGACGACGCCGACGACGGCAAAGACTACATGCCGATAGTCAAGACGGCGATCATCAACTTCTGCAAGGCGCAGTACGGGCGCGATATCGAGGCTTCCGAGCGGAACGCCTGCATCGCGTCGTACAGGTCCATCGTAGCGAGCTTGCTCAACGGCAAGCAGAACGTCCATTACGAGGCGGTGCAATAGTGGCGGGGTGGAGTGACACGATCATCCTCCGCGACGTTACGAGCGCCGCCTACGTGGACGCCTACGGCATCGAGCATGAGGGCGAGCCCGTGGATACCGAGGTCTTCTGCAACCCGTGGTACACGGGGCTGGACACATGGGCGACAGCGGCACAGCTCGGACCGAAGATCGCGGCCCGCGTCGAGGTGAAAACCATCGAGTTCGAGGAGAAACCGTACACGCAGGCCGTCTATCACGGATTGGAGCTGGACATAGACCAGACGAGCAGGCAGGGGTTGGAATCGACCATCCTGACGCTCTCAGAGCATGCGAGGAACGACTGATGGCTGACCGCTTCATGGCAGATTTCCAAGCGCTCCTGGACAACGTTCAGGATGTCGCCGACGAGTCGCTTGAGGTCGGCGTCAAGGCAGGGTGCGAGCTTGCCAAGGATGAATGGCAAGCAGGCGCACCAGCCAAGACGGGCGGATACTCGAAGTCCATCCGCTACCGCGTCAAGGGTTCTGGCAGCGAGGTCCAGGGCCATGTGTATTCGACCAAGCCGGGGCTCCCGCATCTGCTCGAAAAGGGGCATGCGAAGGTCGGCGGCGGCAGGACGCGCGCCATCGAGCATATCGCGCCTGCGGCAGATGACGGATTCGAGCTGGCCGAGCAGGTGATTCTGGCGACGATTGGGGCAAGGCTATGAGCGCGATGGAAGAGACATATACGGTGCTTACGGCGCTCAAGATTCCTGGACGCTTCGAGGCGTATCCGATCAACAAGGCTCCTGCACCGCCGTTCTTCATCTACACGGTGGATGACAACGGCGAGTTCTACACCGACAACGGCACATACGCGAGGTTTCCGCGAATGCACGTCGAGCTGTTCGAGAAGGTGTCCGACCCTGCGCTCGAGACGAGCGTAAGGGATGCGCTCGAAAGCGCGTTCGGCCCCGTAGAACAGGTCGGCTCGTGGAGCCAGAGCGAAATGTGCCACATAGAGCAATACGACTTCACTTACACGAAGGAGGAAGAATCATGAGCGATTCCAAGGGAGTACGCTTCGGCATCTCCAATGCGCATTATGCGCTTTACACCGAGGGCGTCGACGGTGCGCTCGGCACCTACGCCACGCCCGTTCCGATGAAGGGCGCGACCGCGCTCACGTTGACGCCGCAGGGCAACACGTGGACGTTCTACGCCGACAACATCGCCTACGAGACCAGCTCGAGCAACACGGGTTACGAGATCAGCCTTACCGTCGCCGTTTTCGGCGATCAGGCGAAAATCGACCTGATCGGCTATGTGGCCGACATGAACGGCGTCGTGTACGAGGCCGCTGATGCAGAGCCCGCGAGCTGCGCTTTCCTGTGGGAGTTCGACGGCTCGAAGGTCAAGAAGCGCGGTCTGCTCTACAACGTTAAGTTCAACCGCCCGACCGAGACCGGCAATACCAAGACCGATTCGGTCGACCCCGACACCGACGAGATGACGGGCGTTGCCATCGGCCGCGACATCACCATCAACGGCGTTGTAACCAACGTCATCAAGGCGAGCGTGACCAACGAGACGGCTACTGCGGAGCAGTTCGCCGATTGGTTCGATGCCGTATACATCGTCGGTGCGACCGGCGCGACTGGGGCTACCTCGTAAGGAGCGACTAATGATCATCCATTTCAGACACGTGGATGAGAACGTTGAGGGCGAGCAGGCGACCGATAAGGGCCCGCTCGCCTTTGGCGAATCCACCGACGAATGGACCGCGCTGTGCAGCCTGCACACGCTGACCATCTACGAGCAGGCATTCCAAAACGACCCGTCGAGCAAGCACAAGTCGCTTGTCGACGATGTGACCGACTACGGCGATGCCGATGACGGCACGCCGCTCGGAAAGCTGCTCGCCGCCAACTGGGAAGCCGATGCGCGCGCTCTTTGGGCGATGCTCAAATGCGGCTGCGAGGCGGGGCTCAACGGCGACAAGATGATCGGCGAATTTAAGCTGTGGAGCAAGGCCCATGCTGCGGACGATATCGACATCTACCGCCTGCATCTGCTGCTCGTGAAAGAAATCGATGCCTGCTTTCCTGCACTCGCCAAAGTCACGGAAGAACTCTCAAGGCAGCTCGACAAGCCGAAGCCGAAGCGGAAGCGGAAACCCAAACCTAGCGTACACGAGGACCGAGCTGACGATGCTCAAGCTGGGGTTCACGAGGGTTGATGTAATCGAGATGCCATACAGCCGCGCCGCATGGTACGTGGAGGCTGTAGCAGCCGAGAAGGGCGGAGATACGCAGGGTGGCGTGCGCGAAGCCACGCAGGCCGACATAGACGCATTCTAGGAGGTGCCGTCGAATGGCTGAGTACAAGGGACTCACAATCAGAATAGGAGGCGACACCTCCCAGCTCAACTCCGCTTTGAAGGCGTCGACGAAGGCCGCTTCATCGCTTCAATCACAGATTCGGCAGATAACGCGCGCGATGAACTTCGATCCTGGCAACCTTGCCAACGTCGATACACGCATGAAGCTGGTCACAAACCGCGCCGAAGCGCTTTATTCGAAGCTAACTCTGCTCAAGAACAGCTATGACGAATTAGGGGCGTCTTCCGTCGAGGTCGGCGGCGTCGCCACATCCGTCAAGAACCTTGCCGAAACCACCGAGAACACTGCGCTTGCGGCCACGACCGCAAAAGAGCGGTACAACGACATGACGGCATCGCTCGCCGCCAATTACCGCGAACTCGAAGCGCGCGCCAAGGCTGCGGGCCAGGAGATGGACCTGAACGCGCTCTCGCGCCAAGGAACCGACGAGACATTCGAGACGCAGATGGCCGCGCTCAAAGAACTCGGCGTTGTCACAGATGAGGAAATCGACAAGCTGCGCACGATGCGCGCCACGTGGAACGAAGCGTTTGACACCAGCGAAGCGTACAAGGCCGCAGAGCAGTTCGAGAGCATGGCCGTCGACATGCAGAGGTTCGAGTCCGAGGCGAAGAACGCCGCCGCGACCGTGCGCGAGCTGAATACGGCATCGAAGTATTCAAGCGAGGAATGGGGCGAGTCTACCGCAAAGATAAAGTCGATGGATTCTGCCCTCGAATCATGTGCGAAGCAAGCGCGCGAGTACGAGGCGGCGCTTCGCGAAGACCCATCGAACATGGATGCCGCGCTCGGACGGCTCAGGGCGCTATCGAACGAGTACGACCTTACCACGAGCAAGGCGCAGGAGCTTTCCCAACAGGTTGATGCTTACAAGAGCAAGTTGTCGGGAACGCTCGCAGAGCAAAAGAACCTGCCCCTTTACATCCAGGAGACAGGGGATAAGTGGGAGAAGGTTCAAAACGAGCTTTCAGAAGCCAAGGGGCACGCGAATGCGCTGCACCAATCGCTACAACGGCTTCAGGACACGCAAGCGCCGGTCGAAGAGATAAGACAGCTCGAAGCCGAGGTGCGCGAAGCCGATGCAAGGGTAGACGCGCTCAGGCAGAGCGCCGCGCTGATGGACGAGGCTTTCGAGACGGCCAAAGAATGTGCTGAACTTCAACGGCTCCAAGGCGAGCTTGCTGAAACCACAGCCCGTGCGAAGTCGCTGACCGAGCGCATGAGCCTTACGAGTCTCGGAGGCAACAGCTTCCTCAACGCGTCCACCATCAAGTCCGCTGGCATGACGCTGTATTCGACGCTCACGCCCGCGATCACCATGCTCGGATGGAAGGCCGTCACAGCCGCACAGGACATCGACTCCGCATATCGCGACATGCGCAAGACGGTCGACGGGACGGAAGCGCAGTTCGAAGAGCTGAAGCAGGCAGCGATAGACTTCTCCGAGACGCATGTAACGAGCGCCGCGCAGATATTGCAGATCGAAGCAATCGGCGGTGAGCTCGGCATAGCCACGGAAAATTTACAGGCTTTTGCAGAGACGGTTTCAAATCTCGATGTGGCGACGAATCTCGATACGGAAGAGGCTGCGAATACGCTCGGCAAGTTGGCGAACATCACGCACATGGGTGCCGAGGAATACGACAACTACGCCGACGCCCTGGTGCGCTTGGGCAACAACGGCGCGTCAACAGAGGATCAGATAGTAGACATTGCTACGCGCATCGGCTCGATGGGTACGATAGTCGGCATGACCGTGCCCGAAATTCTCGCCTTGTCAAGCTCCATCGCATCGACGGGCATGAAGACTGAGGCATCGGGCACGGCGATAGCCAATACGCTGTCCGATATGGAGTCGGCTGTTGCCGCTGGCGGCGATTCGCTCGAAGCGTTCGCAGCCGCATCTGGCATGAGTGCGGAGCAGTTCGCGGAAACGTGGGAGAACGAGCCGATTGCAGCGTTCCAGGCGTTCGTCGAAGGGCTCAACGCGATTGAGGAAAGCGGCGGCTCTGCCGATGCTACGTTGGAGGAGATGGGCATAACCGGCACGCGCCAAAAGCAGGCCATTCTCGGCCTTATGCAAACCATCAGCGGGTTGAACGACAACCTAACCATGTCGAGGGACGCATGGGAGGGTCAATCCGACGTGTGGGGCGCTGCTGGCGACGCTGCTCGCGAAGCCGAGAAGAAGGCCGAAGGCTTCTCAGGCCAGCTATCGATTCTCTCGAATATCGGCAACGATGCGCTCGCAGCGCTCGCCGAGGGTGCGACGCCGATAATCTCGGCGTTCACCGACCTTGCGAAAGCTGCGCTTGATGCATTCGAAACGATGGACGAGGGCGGCAAGACCGCCGTTGTCGTGGCTCTCGGCTTAAGCGCGATAGCTGGCCCCGCGCTCACCATGGCATCGACGTTCATTACGGCCAAGCAGAACATCACGAAGTTCATCACCGAATCGAGCGCGATGGGCAAGGCGCTTAAGATATTGAAGTCTGGCTTTACCGACACAGGTAGTGGAGCGGACGGCATGAGGTTAAAGCTGATGAGCTTGGGCGAAGCCGCAAAGACCATCGGCAAGTCGCTTTTGACCAACCTTGCCATGGTCGGCGTCGCCGCTGGCATCGCCGTTGCGATTGCTGCCATAGTGAGCTACATCAACAAGCTAAAAGAGCTTGAGACGGCATCGCAGAACGCAGGCGATATACTTTCGGGCGTGCTGTCAGGCATATCGTCCGATACGACGAGCACGTTCGAAAGTTTCTCTAAGTCGCTCGACGATATGGTTAAGGATTTCGCCGATCACAACGAGTCCATCCGCACAAGCGCCGAGGAAACGTACAGCAGCACCGCGAACATCGAAGAATACGGCGAAGCGCTCAAAGAGGCCCTTGCAGCGTACAACGAGGGCGACAGGAGCCAGGAATCGCTCGCAAGGCTGAAATCAACGCTCGATTTGTACAACAGCGCTGCGGGCGAGTCGATCACGCTCACAGAGGACGAGACTGGTGCATTGCAGCTCATGAAGGACGATGCCGTGCTCACAGCCGATGCGTTCGATAGGCTCACGAGTTCGATAATCACATCATCGAAGGCAAAGTTCTTCGAAGAGTCCTATACGCAGAAGTACACCGATCAGCGCGAAGCACTCGAAAAACTTAAAGAAGCTCAGCAGAAGGTAACAGACGCAGAAGCGGAGCTAATGGAGAACGCTGGCAAGGGCAAGGATGAGGTTGAAAGGCTTTCAGGTGCGCTTAACAGAGCGAACGACGATTTAGAAGAAGCTGAAAAGGTATACGAAAGCACCACGAAGGCCGTAGAGCAATACAAAGAGGGCGTGGAGCTGATGGCCGAGGCGCAGCTCGAAGGAGCGAGCAGCGCGGTCAAGTGGGTTGCCGAAAACGATGAGCTGCAAGCTACCATCTGGCAGAACGGCGAATCGGTATCCGATTTCGCGCATACGCTCGGAAACCTCAACCTCGATTACGAAACGCTTTCGTCGAACTCGTCGGTCATCGAAGAGATGGGCGATTCATGGGATGGCACGATCGCGTCTATCATACCTGGCTTGCAGGAGCTTGGAATACAGATCGATTCCAATACGGCGAGCCTGCTCGGACTCAACGAGGTCCAAGTCGAGGATAAGACATTCTACGTAAGCGATGACGGGACAATCCTCGATGAGAGCGGTCAAGTCATGGAACTCGATAACATGTTCATCGGAACGAAGGTCTACAGTGTCGATGACCATGGCACCATCTGGGACGGCATCAACGCCGTTGGCAAACTAGAAGACGACATCGCGCATCTGCCAGATGGCGACGTGAGCGTTAGAGCAACGACGGACCCCGCGACAAACGAAGTAAACGGGTGGGTTGCGAATGCGAACGACCTCGTTTCGACTATCAACATCAAGGGCGATACGTCGCAGGCTGAATCGAGCGTGCAATCGGCCGTCAATGCAGCCAACAGCAGCACGGGCACAATCGGCGTCGATGCGAATACTTGGTCGTTCTGGAACACCGTCAACAACATCGACGGCAGGACGGTCGGAACAGCATACGTGGATGTCCAGAGTCGCGGCGGTTCGTACATGGGCGGCTATTCGCAGACGCCATGGGATTTGACGGGCGCGTACGCCCCGCGCATGGCTACTGGCGCGATAGTCACGAGGCCGTTGCTCACGAACAATGGCTGGGTGGGCGAAGCTGGGGCTGAGGCCATACTCAACTGGGGTACGGGCGGCGCGGTAGTGCCGCTCACGAACAGGAAGTATATGGAGCCGATAGCCAAGGCCATAGCTGGCAGCATGGAAACGCAATCGTCCGCTCCCGTCATATACATGAACCTCAACTACGACGCGTCCGACGACGCCCAGCAGATGCTCCGCGACATAGAGCGCGGCCTGGAAAACTACCTGAACTTGGAGGCATGAGATGACAGTCCCCACAAGCAGGGTTTCAGCGAAGCCGACCAATCTCGCATTGAAGCGGGACGGCAACAGCATAACCGCATCCTGGAAGATACCCTCGAACATGAGCAACGACAAGGAATCGGCACATGCCGAGTTCCTCGAAGCCGAGATAGGCATAGCGCGTTCCAACGCCAAGCCAGTGTACGGCGAGATATCGCCCGATGGCACGGGCACCCACGCCATGACGGCCACTGGCTACGACCACTTCCTTGCCTGTGCCATCGGGATAAGCCAGACATCCATCACCAAGAACTATGATCGCAACCGCTTCCATCCAGTCAACCCCGGTGCATACTGCAAGCAAATCAACTTCTCCATCAAGGGCGTGAACACTCCGGGTACATGGGTTTCGAGCGGTAGCAGATGGTGGTTCAAATACCCCGGGGGAGGCTATCCCGCGAACACCTGGGCATACATCGACCAGTCGAAGGGCGGCAAGTTCTGGTACTTCTTCGACAAGAACGGATGGATGAAGACGGGCAAGATTACCTGGCGCGGGAAGAACTACCAACTCTCGCCGTCTGGTGCCCTTGCGGCGGGGAATCCCGCAGCAGACACGGGGAGCTGGTACGAGTTCTGGCCGCAGCTCGGACGCGGAAGCGCGGCAATCGCGACCTATACGTTCGGGCTTCCCAGAGCGCCCAAGGTATCGTGGGATTACAACGTGGCCACGCATGTCGCCACGGCAACAGTGGAGACGGATGAAGGCAAGGACCAGTACGAGCGTTACGACACGATGATTCTCGTGAAGCTGCGCAAGGAGGACGGCAAGGAGGTCGTCCTCATGAACTGGTCTGCCACGAAGTCGACCAAATGGCAGCGGAGCTGGGATCTGTCGAGCTATATCCGCAACCTACAAGTCGGCAAATGGGTGTCCATCCGCGTCTGGGCCTACGCCCGAGGCATCGCTGGGGATAACCCCTCAGCAGCCAAGGCGGTGTATGCCGAGAAGAACGTCGTGTTCCCCGTAAGCTCCACCCCGGGCACGGTGACATGCGACAAGAAAGCCGCGACTGGGCGCATCAGGGTGCCCGTCACGAGGAACGGTTGGTGGGTCACGGTGCAACTGCAACGGAAGATCGACAACGGGAGCTGGTCGGACGTTACGGGTGCCACGGACAACCACGAGAGCGGCACCATCTCGCTCTACGACAGCTACGGCTCGGTGAACCCGCAGCCGGGGGAGTACGTCTACTACAGAATTAAGACCACGCGCGACAACTTCACATCCTATTCGGGGCAGATTCGTGCGGATTGCCTGTTCACGGCGAAGCCCGCCGAGACATGCACCGCGACGTGCAAGCTGGCCTCGCTGGCATCCAACGCCGCAGGCACCCAGGTCACCGTGGTCATGGCATGGAAGGACGGCACGGCCAACACGGGCTGCGAATTGTCGTGGTCACAGTATCCGAACGGCTGGGCTACCTCAGAAGCGCCTACGGTGCAGCAGGTCACGGGCCAGGACGGCACATCCAAGCTGGCTGGCTGGAAGACCAAGACGTACGTGATAAGCGGCTTAACGTCGGGAACCGACTATTGGGTTCGCATGAGGCGCTACAAGGAATATTCCTCTGGCACGAAATACAGCGCATACGACCTGTCGGGCAAGGCCACCAAGATAACGACCGAATCCGCGCAAGACGACAAGTGCGGCATCCTCTCCGTGACCACTAACTCCACTGGCACCGTCGCCACGGTAATCATCGGCATCAACGAGGACAACACCAACACGGGAACGGAATTGTCGTGGTCGACGGTCAAGGGCGCATGGACTTCGAGCACCGAGACCCCATCGACGGCCAACGTCACGGCCACGCCTACAACCGTGACCGACGCGACATGGAAGAAGACGTGGAAGAAGCAGCAGACCGCGACCATAAGCAGCCTCACCCCAGGCACCACGTACTACATCCGAGCGAGGCGCTACCTCACGTCGGGCGGCACCACGACCTACTCGCCGTATTCGGCCATCGGCTCCATAAAGATGGAGTCCGCGCAGGACGATACCTGCGAGATAGTCGCAATACCGCAATCGGGCGGCACGGTCTGCAAGCTCACCATCACGCCGCATGAGGACAACACCAACACGGGCACCATCGTTCAATGGACGGATTTCGAGAACGGCTGGTATTCGAGCGATTCCCCCAACGAGCTTACGGCGAACTGGGCGCTTTCGAGCGGTGTGCAGACGGTGTGGCTCAGGGGTCTTCTCCCGGGCACCGACTACTGGGTGCGTGCCCGTCGCTACTTGGAGTCTGGCGGAACCACGACCTACGGCGTATGGTCGAAGGTCAAGGCGTTCACCACCAGGCGCGATACAGCGGCTAACGATAAGGTGGGAATCGTCTCATGCACGCCCGACCCTTCGGGCATCGGGGCCACGCTGGTCGTGGGCTATACCGAGGACAACGCCAACATCGCGACCGAGGTATCGTGGTCGTCGGATTCTGCCGCTTGGGCATCCAATCAGGGGCCGTCGACGATGGAGGCCGACTGGACCGACTCCAAGAGCCAATCGGCGGATTGGAAGAGCACGCAGACGATTTACCTGCGCGGGTTGGAACTGGGCACCACTTACTTCCTCAAAGCCCGCAGGTACAACGAGGACGATTCAGGGCGGACGTGGACGCCGTATTCCGCATGCGTGTCCTTCTCCACGCCATCGAAGCGCGAGAACGCCGACGCGAGGTGCGGCCTCGTATCCGTGGAAGCTGTGGACGGCACCACGGCGAAGGTCGTCGTGGGCTGGTCCGGCGACCATTCGGGCTGCGAGGTATCGTGGTCGGACGATCCGAACGCGTGGGAATCCTCTCAGGCACCGTCGAGCTTCGAGTTCGACTGGGCCGACCCCGACAGGCAATCCGATGACTGGTCGAACACGGGAACGTGCTACATCAAAGGTCTTGAAGAGGGCACAACCTACTATGTGAAATCCAGAAGCTATTACGAGGGCGACGCTAGGGTATGGTCTGCCTATTCGGCAGACATGAGCATCACCCCGTTCTCTGCCCCCGAATCCGTCGTGCTGGATGCCCCCGCTGCGATAGCGCGCGGCAAGACCATCGAGTGCTGGTGGGAGGTTTCGGGCGACAAGCCGCAGACAGAATGGCACATGCACGACGCAACCGCGCCGCTCAGGGCGATAGCGGAGGGCACGGGCTCGCTCTGCCACGCGTCCATCGAACCAGAACGCTACGGGGACGCCGACTCCGTGAGCATCTACGTCGAAGCGGGGTGCGGCGGGGGATTGACGCGATCCGACACGGCCATCGTGGCGATAGCCGACGTTCCCACATGCGATGCCGCATGCGCCGCGACTTTGACCGCGCAGCCAGCGCAGTTCGAGGTGCTTGCGGATGACCCGTCCGTGCGGCTCCTGGCCACGTGCTATTCGAAGGGATGCACGCTCTCCGCACCAGACGGCGACTGGGACCAGCTGGACGGAGACGCCGTATGGACGCAGGCCCTTGTGCCCCAGTGGACCGAAACCACTTGGGCAGAGACGGCGACTTACGCCCGCATCTCGGGCGAGGTCGACGATGCCGAGGATGCAGCAGCCGCAGCCGAGACGGCGTTCGAGGCGACCGACGAATACGCCGCGCTCCAAGCGGCGATAAGCGATCTGGAAACCGCAGAATCCGACCTGTCGAGCGCGCAGACGGCCCTTTCGGATGCGCAGGCGGCTCTCGCTTCGGCGCAGGCGGCTCTTGCGGCGGCGCAGGCGATTCTCGATGGCTTGACGCCCGAGGACGAGGGATACGCCGAGGCCGTCGCAGCGGTCGAAGCAGCCGAAGCGGACGTTGAGGATGCCGAGGATGACGTTGAGGATGCCGAGGGCGATGTCGAGGATGCCCAAGAGGCGTACGACGATGCCATGGCTGCTCAGATAGCCGCCTACAACGCCTCATACGCCACGTCCGAGGGTATAGCCGTCCAAGATGCGAACGCCGCCCTAGAAGCCGCACAGGCGGCTCTGAATGCGTACGAGTCGACTGATTCGGTCTTCGCCGCGACCGTGGCGATGCCGGTATCAGACCTATATGACGAGGGTTCCTACCGCGTGGAGTTCCGCACCGTCGAGAACGTGGCGGGGCTTGCAAGCGAGCCTGCCGAGGTCGAGTTCGATGTCGCATATTCACACCAGGCACCCGACCCGTCTGCGGGGGTGTACTCCGCAACGTCCGATGAAGAGGTCGTCGATGGCAAGACCTATTACGTCCAAGCATCCGAATATGTTTACACCAAGACCGAGGACACGTCCATCGTAAGCGGCAAGACGTATTACGCGTACGATAGGGCGACCGACTCCTTCTACGCCGTGGATGAGCCAGACGTTGACGACCTGCCGCTCTACTACGAGCGTTCGTCTGCAACGGTATACGAGCCTGTAGCGCATCCCGTGACGGCCGATATCTCGTCCTACTACGAGTACAGCGCGATTTCCGTGGATTCCGACACCGAGAACCGCAAGGTCACAATCGCGCTCGCAGCACCATCAGGTGCGGTATCTTCCGACGTGATCGACGTTTACAGGCAGACCCCGATGGGATACGAGCTGATAGCGCAGGGCGTTTCGATGGATTCCGTCGTGACCGACCCGCACGCGCCGTTCGGCCATGCCGATACCGCCTACAGAATCGCATGCAGGACGGTCGACGGCGACATCGCTTGGGCCGAGTTCCCGTATTCGATAGCCGCATACGTGCTGCGCTTCGACTGGGAGAACGAATCGGTCGAGTTCCCGTATAACCTCGAACTGCGCGAGTCAATGAGCAAGGACTACGAGGCCAGGAGCCATACCGATGGCTCTGTGAACGGCTACTGGGACAGGAGCGTGGAGCTGAGCGGCAGCTATTCGACGGACATCATCAAGGTCGAGGACGCCGAACTGCTCAGGAAGGCGCGCATGCTCGGCGCTTATCCGGGTGCCGTTTGGGTGCGCGACGCCTACGGCAAGGCGATGCAATGCAACGTCGAGGTCAACGAAGTCTCGATCGAATACAACTCGAAGGCCGTGGGGCTGTCGTTCAGCATCTCGGCGATGAGGACGACGGCGCAGTTCAAGCCGTGCATGGAGGATTCCAATGGCTGATTGGATGGGCGGATACAGCACAGGCTGGGACGTGTACACGGTCGACCAGGGCACATGGGCCGACTCGGGCAAGGTCGACGGCATCATGTCCGTGTCCATAGCCAAGGACGCGACGGACGATACCCCGCTTTTAGAAACTGGCACCATGCAATGCGACGGCGAAGCGCCGTTCGAGTGGTCGTGGTGCCGAATCTATATGAAGGCCGAGCAGGAATCAGCCGAGCGCATACCCATGGCGACGCTGCTCTTCGAAAGGGGCAAGGTGTCCACATCGCACCGCTCGCCGGTATGCGAGCTGAGAGGGCGTTCGGTGCTGCAACCTGCGGCCGACATGAAGCTCTCACGGGGACTCTATGCGGCTTCTGGAATCGACGGAGCCGCCTATGCGGGCCGATTGCTACAGGCATGCACGCCCGCACCCGTGGTGGTCGAAGGGTCTTTCACGCTGGTCGATGACCTCGTTTTCGACCTCGGAGCGTCTTACCTCAACGCGGTATGGCAGTTGATAAACGCCGCGAACTGGTGCATCCAGATCGGAGGCGACGGGACCATCTACATCCGCGAGAAGCCGTCCGAGCCCGCGTTGGAATTGGACAGGGCGCACGCTGGCCTGCTCATCCCAGGCGTGGACATGACGCTGGACTTGACCGATGTTCCGAACCGATACATCGCCGTGGACAACGGCAAGACCGCAATCGCGGAGAACGACGACCCCTCGTTGCCCGCCTCGTATGCAAGACGCGGCAGGTGGGTCGAGGAAGTGGACTCGTCGCCCACGAGAATCGACGGCGAAACGTTGGACGGCTACGCGCAGCGAAAGCTCGCAGAGCTGTCGACCATCGTGCGCGAATACTCATACACACGCGAATGGTGGCCCGACGTGATGCCGTATTCGCTTGTGAGAGCGACCCTTTCCGAGCACGGAATCCAGGGCGACCTGCGCGTTGTGAAGCAGGATTTGAGCTGCGGCAAGGGCGTCACCGTATCCGAGACTTCATGGCAGGAGGTGCGCGTATGAGTCTCGAAGAGACAATCGAGAAGCTAGTCGATGCGAAGATCGAGAAGGCCATGCAGGGAGGCTCGCAGACCGTCTTGGCTGAATACAAGGGCATGGACGGCCAAGGCAAGGGTTGGGTCATCATAGCGGGCTCCACCGAGGCCACTCCCATCACGAGGGCGACCGTCGAGGCATCACCGGGCGATACCGTGTCCGTGACCGTGGGCGACGGCCAATGCATCATGGACGCCAACATTTCGAATCCCTCTGCTGGCGTCGTAGGAGTCAAGCATGTTGCAAAGACCGCGACCGAGGCCAAGGACGATGCGGAGAAGGCCATAGCGTATTCCACGCAAGCGGCCACGGCGGCTTCTGCCGCGCAGACCTCAGCCGATTCGGCCGCTCTGGGAGCGCAGTATGCGCACGATGCAGCCGATCAGGCGAAGGCGACGGCTGATAAGGTGCAGGCCACGGCAGAGAGCGCAATAGCGTCCGCCGACGCGGCATCGACCGCTGCGGCATCGGCGCAGGAGAGTGCAACCCTCGCATCGGATACGGCATCGCAGGCGCAGGCTTCTGCGGATTCAGCGCAGGAGTCGGCCGATGTGGCGCTGCAATCCGCCCATTCCGCCGTGTTCGGGCTGTCCGAGGTTGAGAAGGTGGTCGGAGCAGCCGAGTGGATATACGCCCATGGAACCTACTCGAACGACTTGGAAGAGTTCGACGCTAACGCGGTCTACTGGGCCGTATCCCCGACTTCACCGACAGGGTACGCCATCGTGGACAATCCGACCGAGCAGGGCATGTGGTCGTATGCGCTCACGACCGATTCCACTATCGACCCGGACAAGACCTATTACACGCAGAGCACCGTGTACACGTACGATTTGACGCATGACACCGAAATCGTCGAGGGCAAGGCGTACTACGTGCAGGTCGAGGAGTACACGTACACGTTGACCCAGGACGTCGAGATAGTCGAGGGCAAGGAATACTACGAATGGGACTCCGAGCTCGAGGAGTACGTCTACGTCGAGCATCCCGTGGCCGAGGACATTGGCAGCTACTACGAGCGTACTTCCGAAACCGTGTACGAGCTGGTCGAGGAACCCGTTGCGGCCGATCTGCCGTTCTATTACGAGCGCACCGATACCGTCACTTACGAGCTGGTCGAAAACCCCGATGTTTCCGAGATTTCGACCTACTACGAGCGCACCAGCCTGTACTACGTGCTCGACGTATCGGAAAGCGTGCAGAACTACATCGCCACGCATCTCGCATTGGCGGATGACGGGCTGCATATCTACGGCGAAGCCGACGATTATTCTGCGCTACTGGGAGTCGACGGCTTGGACATCCGCAAACCAGGCGGAACATCGGTAGCCCAATACGGCGAAAATTTCCGAGTCGGGGCAACGAGCGGCGTGTTCCTGCAAGGCACGCCGACACGCTTGGCGTTCACGTCGAGCGCAGGAGACATCGTTTATTTCGGCTTGGATGACCAGGATGTGTGGAGCATGTTCATGGAGCAGGCGTATGTCCGCGACATGATCCGATTCGGCAACTACGCATGGGTGAAACGTGCCAACGGGAACCTCACGATGAAGTATTTGGAGGACTGATATGGCGACTATATATTCAGATGTTACGACCGATAGTTCTGGTGCTCAGTTTCGGGCGGCGTTCACCTACAGCACTTCAACGGCGAATAACGAAGTTACCATAAGCGGGACCGTCTACCTTCAGCACAAGGGGAGCGCATATAACGATACATATTTCGGCGAACGAGCAACCGCTCAATACAAGTCAAGCAAACTCGACTTTTGGGTTACCATCGTTGATACAGGCGACCTTCTGAAATCATGTTCTGCGCACAGTTCGTGGACGAACGTGAAGAGCGCAACAGGCTCCGTAACTCTGAGCAGAGACAAAAGCGCATATACTGTCACCATCGGTTGCGGTACAGGTTGGCTAACTTCGATAACGGGCGGCACGGGTTCGGTAAGTGTGCCCGCATTGCCTTCATATACTGTTTCGTATAACGCTAACGGCGGGAGCACAACTCCGTCATCGCAAACAAAATGGTACGGGGAGACGCTTACGTTGCAGAATGCAATCACCCATGCGTCAACAAGCCCCGGCAACTACACCGTCACTCTCAATGGCAACGGTATAACGAATCCGACCGCGCTCACTTCTAAGCGCACCGTAACCTACTCATTCAACGTGTGGAAGGCCACGAACGGCACCACGTATGCGGCTGTCGGAAGCTATACGGCGAATGCTGCCACTACCATGACCGCGCAATGGAACACGACGGAAACGAGGGCTGCGGTCACATTCCCATCTCCTACGAGAACCGATTACGCGTTCAAACGCTGGAATACAAATACGAGCGATACAGGCACGGGCTACAACGGAGGGTCTACGCTGGCACCTACGGGAAACATGACCGTATATGCCATCTGGAACCCGAAGATAGCTTACAACGCCAACGGCGGCACGGGAGCGCCCGCAACTCAGACCAAGACGTTCGGCTCTACGCTCAACCTGCAATCATCCACTCCGACCAGGACGGGCCACACCTTCAGCAAGTGGAACAGCGCGGCCAACGGCTCCGGCACGGACTACCAACCGAGCCAGACGCTCGCGGCGAACGACAACACGGCCAAGACGCTCTACGCCCAGTGGACGGCGAACACGTACACCATCAGCTTCAACGCAAACGGCGGCACCAACGCGCCTTCGAGCATCAGCAAAACCTACGGACAATCGGTGACATTGCCGAGCAGCAAGCCCACCCGTGTCGGGCACACGTTCCTCGGCTGGGCGTCGTCGAGCAGCGCGGCAACGGCCCAATGGCTTGCGGGTGCGACGTTCTCCGAGGCGATAACCAGCGATACGACGCTCTATGCCGTATGGCGCGATGACTACGAGGCTCCGTCGATCACTACGCTGAGGGCATACCGCTGCGGCTTCGAATTGACCACGGACACAGCCATCGATCCCGACAAGACGTATTACACCCGAAGCGGAGAGTCGCCCGACTACGTTTACACGGAGGTTTCCGAACCAGACGTTTCAGAGATTTCGACCTACTATGAGCTGATCGATGACGATGAGGCGGGATACGCGAGGGTCGAGGCCGATTGGAGCATCGATACCACCGTGGACGAGGGCGTTGTCAACACCGCGACCATGACGGGGACGATAACCCCCGAGGGGCAGCAGGCACAGAGCATTACATTCGATAGCGGATACCAGGGGACCTCTGGTACGGCAATCGCGCTCATATCGGGGCTTGACGTTGACACGCAATACACAATCACTGTCACAGTCACGGATGTCAAGGGCGCTTCAAGGGCGACGAGCAGGACGGTTCTTCTTCTGAGGGCGTTCTATATCTTCGATTTCGGATCGCAGGGCAACGCTGTGGGAATCGGGCGTGCGGCACCGCAATCGGGGATGGAAGTAGGCTATCCCGCCACGTTCGACGATTACGTGAACCTCTACGACGAATTGCAGTTCAACGGCGAGCAGGCATACCCCACGTTCTCGAAGTCCCAGTGGTCGACTTCCTCGGACGAATCGACCCTGCCCGTAACGCCGTGCTTCGTGCTGTCCACGGGCGACGGCGCGCTGTACTGGTGTTCTGGCAGCGGGATCGTCAGGATGAATATAACTCCGCATGCCGTCAGGAATGTCGGAGCGAACCTTAATGATATGAAACTAGGCGATACATGGTGGGGCAACGGATTCACGAACGCTCCTGACAACGGATGGTATGAAGTCTATTTCCATGGGCTTTATCAAGTCGCTTATGGATTCACTGGGAACACAGCGGCGCCAATGATGTACCTGCGCTCGTATGTGAACAACGTTTGGCAACCGTGGTTTAAGGGCTTCAATGCATACGGCGATACAGTAACAGGTCTCGCAACGTTCAAAAGTTCGAACATCGACCGCGACGGCGCTGATCCGTCATCCGACACGTACACGACAAGCCATATAAGGCTTGTTGACAAAGATG